TCATTTATTCGATTCAAACGTTCATATATTAATTACTTATGGAGAATCGGATGCATTATATGCAAAGATGGTTCACGAAATTATAGTAGATAGAATGAGACATAGATGGATTCATAAGAAAAGTATTACTAATATTGATGAATTTAATTCCAACGTTAATTACTGCTATATCGATAATGTTATCATGGAGAGAAAACAAACAAGGCCTATATTTTCTGTTTTTACTAGTTGTTATAATTCTTATGAAAAAATAAACAGAGCATACGAAGGACTTAAATTGCAAAAACTTAAAGATTGGGAATGGGTTATTTTAGATGATTCGCCTGATGATAAACATTTTGAGTTTTTAAGAAAAATTGCAAAAGAAGATAAAAGAATAAGACTGTACAAAAGAGATTGTAATAGTGGCAATATAGGCAACGTTAAAAATGAAACTATTGGATTATGTAGAGGCAAATATCTTCTAGAATTAGACCACGATGATATTATTTTACCTGATGTTTTAAAAGATGCAGCCAACGTATTTGAAAATGATAAAGAAGTAGGATTTGTTTATATGGATTTTATAAATGTATATGAAGATTGGAGAAATTTTAAATATGGAGATTTTATTTGCAAAGGTTATGGAGGATATTATATGCAAAAGTATAATAATAGATGGGTTTATGTATATATTACTCCAAATATTAATAACATTACATTGTCACATTTAGTTTGTCTCCCAAATCATCCTAGAATATGGCGGAGAGATATTATGTATAAACTAGAAAGTTATAGCGAATTTTTGCCTATTTGCGATGATTATGAGATACTATTAAGAACAGCATTAAACACAAAGATTGTTAAAATACATAAGTTGGGCTATGTACAATTTATGAACGACAATAATAGTAACTTTTCATTGATAAGAAATGGAGAGATAAATAGAATAGGACCACAACATATACAACCCCAATTCTTTAAAATGTATAATGTTCATAAAAGAATGCAAGAATTGGACGCCTACGAAGATAAAGTTTATATGTATAAACATAGTAAAATATGGACAAGGCTAGATTATACACCAAAATATATTAATAAAATAATAAATCCAGATTTTAAAAAACAAATATGTTTGTTAGGACTACAAACATTAAATTCGAAGAATTGTACAAAAAAATTATATAATAATAAAGATAATGACATCATACTCTTAGATAATTCATTTTCAAATGAGTTTATAATCCAAGTATTGGAGAGAAAATCATATCAAGGAATGAAATTCTACACTTTACCAAATGCAAGTAAAAAAGTAATGACTAATTATTTTATGTTTATGTGCAAACATAATGATAATTATGAAATTTTAAGGACAGAAACATATTCAACAAGAGCTGGAATAATAAATAAATTTAAAGATGGAAAAAATACTTATTTGGAAATAGGTATAGAATATGGGCATACTTTTAATAATGTACAAATATCAAATAAAGTAGGCGTTGATCCAGATCCCAAAATTAAAAATAATACTATAGTTAAAAAAACTAGTGATGAATTCTTCAAACAAAATACAGATACTTTTGATGTTATATTTATAGATGGAATGCATCAAACTGAATTTGTATTAAGAGATTTTAACAATTCTGTAATTTGTCTTAATAAAAATGGATTAATTTTTCTGGATGATGTCTTACCTATAAATGAAAGAGAGCAGAAAAAAATACCTATAAAACATGCATATGAAAATGGTATATTAAAATATAGAGAAACTTGGACAGGCGATGTTTGGAAATTTGTATATTATCTTATAAAAAATTATAATAACAAAATAGAGTATGAATTATTTACTAGTAAAAATTATCGTGGTGTATTAAAAATATCATTAAATGAAAAAATAAATATCTCTCCAGATGCATTAAGTGAGATTAATAATTATTCATATGAAAAAGATTTTATAGACTATTATATGTATTTTATTTAGTTTGGCGGTGTTCGATAACCATCGGTATAGGGTACGATGTGTATGGATTCTCCCTTATTGGATGGCTATAACACCAAGCTTCAATTTGATTCATTTTATCCATTCCTATGTGACCTTGTCCGGGTAATTCGTGCCGATCTTTTTTTTTACCACATTCCTCCTTTGAATCGTTAAAATGAACTAAAACTAAACTTTGAGGAAAATCTGCATCCCAGTCGGTTATAAATTTTAAAGGGTCGTGTCCGGCAGCAAAAACGTGACAAGTATCTATACATATTTTCAAACAACAAGCTTGTTGACTATTCGTAAATCGTGCATAAAATTCTTTAAAATCGTTATATTTCCATAGTGTCTCTGTTCCTTGTCCGGAAGAAGTTTCCAATAATAGTGGGCAATTAAAATCTATATCAGATAATACAGAGCTTATATTATCATACATATTTTTTAAAGCAATATGAATAGGCATTTGTAGTGATTTGCCGCAATGAACAACAACGCCTTTAAATCCTAGTTTACTGCCCGTTTGTAGTTCCCATATTAAATATTCGCGGGCCTTTAGTTTGAATTCTTCAGGCGGTCTGCATAAATTAACAAGGTAAATGGAATGTATAAAAACTTGCAGATTGTTATCTCTAACATATTTCTTCGTGTTATCAATATCTTCTTTATGAAGAGTGGGTCGTCTCCAGAATCTAGGAGACCCAGTAAATAATTGTACAGGTTTTCCGGAATTGCCTACTTGTTCATAAAATGAACGTAGGCTATTAAAGAATTGTCCTCGTTTGGGTATATGTTCTCCAATTTGCATATTTTATATTGTAATATATACAAATTTTTTGAATTCAATTTTAGGTTGAAATAAAATTTCTCTCCACTTACAGTTTATCGAAGAGGTTATAGGTATTAGAAATAGAAATATATTTGTGAAAACACTCCATACAATAAACCTTAAAGCCTAAGTCAGTATATTTTTATTGAAAAATATCATATTCCGGTTGTACCTTTCCTTGTGTTTTTTAAATTCGTCATCATTTATTATTTTTAGTAAATATTTTTTCCCTTCTTCATATCTTTGAGTCCAATAACATGCTAAACTTAATTCATCTAAAACATATTTATTATAACTAGTTTTTGAAACGAATAATATATATTTTTTTTTAACAGCATCATAATCACAATTGAATGCTTTTATTAAGTGTTGGTATGCAATTTCATATTTATCAATATAATTACAATGTTTTCCAAGTATAAAATAAGCTTCTGCTCTATCTGAAAAAATAGCTATAGCTCTATCTATAGCTAGTTTTATTTCATTATAAGATTTTTTTAATCTAATAAGTAATCGTGCGATTCTTAAATTAGCTTCGTATCGTTCTTCTATCCAAGTATTATTAAGTTTTAAATACAATGAGTACCATTTTAATGCATCTTCATTTTGTTTTGCATCCATCCAGCTTTGTGCTGTATAAAAAACCGATCTGCTATTTAATCCGTCAGGGTCGTTATATAAAGTATTAAAAAATTGGTCTTTTAATATAAGTGCATCTTTATAATATTTATCAGGGTCTAAAGATCTGGCTCCCGTTGTTCTACAATGTAAATATACATCATCGCATACTAATTCTTCGCTCTTAGTAAAAGTTGGTTTATCTAAACATTTCATTACCGTATGAGCAACCCCACAAAATTTCCAATGAACATTATTATTCCACAATACTAAACATTTATAGTTGGTAGTGCCACTTTTTGTATTTAAATAATAAGCATCTACATCGGATTTTGGATTGAATTGTAAATCTCCTACGATTATATCATCGGCATCAATGTGCAGAATATAGTCGCTTTTCCCGTAACATTTATTAAATAAAAGTGTTTTATTATATCCAAATCCTTTCCATTCCTCAATAAATAACTCTCCAGGGATACCTTTTTCTTCAAAAAAATCAGTGACTATTTTGCATGTATTATCTGTAGACCCTGTATCGAGTACTACCCAAGTATCTATATATGTATAAACGCTTTCTAATGTTTCTTTAATGCAATGTTCTTCATCTTTGCACATAGTAGCAAAGCAAATAGTTTTTTCTTCAGGGATTTCTTTTACAACAAAAGAAATTTTACTTTTTTCCATTTTATTAAATAATAGTTATGATTTTAAACTATTATTTAACATCTTTGTTTTTCTGTAGAAAAGAAAAATACTTGAAATAATCGGCCAGTTTCTTTTGAATGACCGAAAT